GGGAAGCAAGTTATGTTCAAAATTATCTTGATGATTTATACCTAAATAGCACAATTTATTTAGACAGAAAAGCTAAAATTGCATTGCCGTTTCTTACAGAAATGTAAGTCATTATTATAGGAGAAAAAAACTGGAAGGCTGTGAGATGCTAATCAGAGGTGAAGGCTAGGATTAAAATCCTATCCAGCCGCAACGCATAGAAGATGAACCCATGTTTTATGGAATATAATTCTTCCACGAGGCTCCTACATCAGGAATGATGAAAAGATATGCTGGACTTATAGGAAACTATAAGAACCAAAGGATAAAAAACCTTTGGGATAACAAACGAAAGATAAGGTCTCCGCTCTCATGTATGGAATTTATGTAATTAAATTACACGAAGACCAAGAGCGAAATAAGAAGAGAAATAGTCTTAGTGATTTTATATTCTTAAATTAAAGAGGAGTGTGGCCTATGCCAGCTTTTAGTGGAAATTCTCGTGGTCACTTGCGCGTGCGCCATATTCTTGAAACAAACGGGTTTACTTGGGAAGAGGAATATAGCTTTCCAGACCTGGTTGCTTCAAGTGGACGCAAGTTAGCGTTTGACTTTATGGTCATGGACGAGGATGGAAATATAGATTTCGCCATAGAGGTAAATGGCGAACAGCATTATAAACCTGTTTCCGCTTTTGGAGGAGCGCCAAAATTTAAACGTCAACAGTATAACGACCATCAAAAAGATTTATACGCTCACAATCATGGTTTCACAATAGTATGGATTCCATACTGGGAAATTGAGACTGTAAATATTGGTTATTTACTAGAAAAAGCAGGGATATAATTATAAAGAGAAGGCCGATAGTAATTCTGTATCGGTCTTCTTTATATATTTTGACAAGATATTATTTTAACTCTTAAAGAGATAAAATGATAGAGAAAAAGGAGGTTTTAACTCCATGCTGAATAATTCGAGACGACCAAAAATTAAACCAATTGACAATAAGCCAAAGATAAATCCTAGCGATTTAAACTTTTCTTATTATGCAGACCGTTCTGTGTCTGGTTTTGGATTTGGGTCTTACTTTTCTAAAGAGGGAGAAGCAACATATGTAACAACCGACGATATTAGAAAAGCGCTTGATAGAGCTTTTAAGAATAGAGATATTCCAGCCCTCAAAGCACTGAGTCGTCATTTCTATCGGATTTCTGGTGTTTATTCTAGGGCAGCAAAATACTTGGCTTATTTACCAACGTATGATTATATGATTACTCCTAGATTGATGGGCGCAGAAACAAACGAACAAGCTGTTATTCGAGAAGTAACTAATCAATTAGTATTTTTAGAAAAAGCTAAATTAAAGGAATCGCTTCAATCAATTTCATTGGATGTTATTGTCGATGGAGTTGCTTATATTTATTTTAGAAGAAAAGGAAACCAAGGGGTTTTTCAAAAGCTTCCGACTAAATACTGTAGAACAAAAAGTGTTTTAAATGGATTCCCAACAGTGGAATTTAATTTAGAATACTTTAATAACTTAGGTACAGAAGAAGAAAAAGTTATTAAGATGAATAGCTTCCCTCCAGAAATTATTCGTGAATACAACATTTGGAAACAAGATGGCCATAAAACCCGTGGAAATTCTTCTTTAAGAAGACAAAACCAAAGTTTAACGAATGGTGGGACTTGGGTGCTATTAGACCCAGACCATTCTACCGCTTTTTATTTTAGTCCTTCATTGCAGCCGGTTTTAGCAAATAGTTTCTTTTCTATTCTGGATGTAATGGAATTAAAAGGAATTGAAAAGAAAAAAGCCGAAAACGAATTATATAACTTGGTTGTACAAAAGTTTGGTTTTACAGATGAAAATGAACCAATGGTTGAATTGCCAGAAATGCAGGCCTTTCACGAAAGCGCTAAGAAGATTTTCGAGAAAACAAACCAAACAGATTTGCTAACTACTTTGGCTGATATTCAAAATATCAATTTGAATGAAGCTGCGGCCGACCCAATTGATTTTGAACCATGGACCAAATCGGTTTATTCTGAGCTAGGTGTTTCACCTCAATTGTTCTCAACCGAAGGAAATATGGCATTGGAAAAATCAGTAGCCATTGACGAAGCTATGATGTTTGTTTTGACAGAGAAATATCAAAACTGGATTAACTCAATTTTGGACCGAGAGTTTGTTAACAAAAATGAAGATTTGTTTGATACTCACTTGGCTATTCCGCCAATTACAATTAACAACAGAAAAGATTTAAATCAAAAATATAAAGATATGGCTACTCTTGGATATGATAAATTCTTGCCAGGATTGTCAGTAGGAATATCTCAACTTGATATGATGTCGGCGCCAGTATTCCAGAATAATATCCTTGATTTGAATTCAATTATGAAACCATTGCAGTCTTCTCATACCTCTGCATCTGGCGAGAGTTCCGGCGAAGGTGGTCGTCCACCATTACCAGAATCAGAAAAATCAGAAAAGACAATTCAAAACACAGGGGGTTAAAAAATGAAAGATTTAATGGTATTCACCAAGATGGAATTTATTAAGTCTGAACCACTCGAAAAAAACCCTATGATTTCTAAGGTTAAAATTCGTGTGGCTCAAGCCAATAAGGCCCAAAATGGATATATATTAACAAAAGAAGTAATTCAAGATGCCGCTGAAAAAAGTTTGGCGTTAACTCCAATTGTTACGTTTTATAATCCTTTTAAAAAGGAATTTGGAGAACATGGCGAACAGGCAGTATTAAATGAATTGGACGAATATGTAACTACTGCAAGTACTCAAGCAGTTGGAGTAGTTCCTGAGAATCCTAATATTTACTGGGATGATGAAGACTATCTTGTCACTGACGGATATCTTTGGACAGGATTATATTCAGAATTAAAACTAGCTTTACAAGGTCGCCCACAATCAATGGAACTAAGCCTTGAAAACACGATTATGGAACCTCAAGGACGACTTGTAAATATAATAGAGACTAAATTTCAAGCCCTTTGTATTTTGGGCATAAATGTTACTCCAGCGTTTGCTGGAGCCAAGATTGAAGGAATTTTTTCTCAAGAAGAACCAGAGACTATTCAAGAAGGAGTTGATAGACTAATGGATAAACTTAAATTCGCTCTAGATAATGACTTTGTCGATATCGATGCCGAAGCTTCTTCAATGGGAACACCACTTGTGGTAGACACAGACGGGGAAGAAAGAGACAAAGCTAATCGTGAAAAATTATCTGAAGCGATTGATGATTTAGATGAAGCTGCTACATTAATCGAAGACGAAAAAATTAGAAATCTTATTGATGATACTATTTCTAATTTAGTCGATACAGAAACTCATATGAAAAAAGAAGCCGATGTAATTCCTATTACTGAAGCCGCTCGAAGAGGACTTCAGGGCCAACCTGGATATAAAGATGGAGTTGTGTCCACCGAAAACCTTAACTATAAAGAGTCCTTGACTAAAAAAGACGAAAATGAGGAGGAAGATACCTTGGCTAATAAGAAAGTAGTAATTACTAAAAAACCAGAAGATGAAGAAGTAGTTGAAGAAGTTCCGGCTGAAAAAGTTGAACAACCTGTTGTCGAAGATAAGGGGGTTTCTCCTGAAGAAGAAGTAAAAGAAGAAGAAGTAATTTCCGAAGAGGAAAAACCCAGTGACGATGGAAATGCTGACGGAGAGACTGGAAAACCAGAAGAAGAATCTCCAATCCCACCAAAACCAATTGAAGAAAAGGCAGAGGATATTCCAGAAGCAGCGCTTAATGACAAAGCAAAAGCGATTGGAGAGCAAATACCGGCAGACCCTCAAGGAGCAGCCGCTGATACAATTGCTGAAGGGCGGAAGACCGCTGAAAGTAAACGCACGGGCGCTCTTTTATCTGATGTTGGCGACGATGAACTATTTTCATATCTTATGGATAGAGTAGAAGCCGCAGAAGATATGAAGACAAGACTTCAACAAATGCTTCAAAGTTCAGTTCCCGAACAACTGCCAGAAGGTGGCGAAACAGAAATCCAAGGAGAAACTACTCCTGAAGATTTAGATGTTAAGTCAGTTGAAAATCCTGGTCAAGCCGAAGTTCCTGAAATTGGCGACAAAGATGCTGAGCCAGATTCTAAACTTGCCGCAGAAGGTGAAAAACCCCAAGAGGCCAAAGAAGATGTTGTTCCGGCCAAAGAGGATGCCAAAGAAGAAGACGCTCCTGCCGAGGAAAAAGCTCCTGAAGCTCCGGCTGAAAAAGAAGAAGCTCCTAAACAGGAAGAAAAAGAAGAGGCCTTACCGACCGAAGAAGAAAAGAAAAAGAAACCTCAATTCTCGG